ATTCGCGTTGCATCGTGATCGATTCAACGAATACGACGAGCCGCGAGGCCACGTCGAGATCGCGATCGAATGAAAAATCGTGCCGCGTGGCGAGAGATATCCCAAGAGATTCCCTTTCCATCGATCGCGGGTCCTTTCCGGCCGGCACGCTGCGGGGGTCCGAGCGGAGCGCAGACGTTCTCAAATTCTGGACGTTCCTAGTTTGAATTTGTCATGTCTCAAACCGAGCTGTTGACGAAGGACGAAGTAGCCGAGCGATTTCTCGTCGAGCCGCGGACGATCGACCGATGGGTCGTCGACGGAATGCCGCAGCGGAAACGCTCGGGTCGGCTTGTGTACCATTGGCCGGATTGCTACCGATGGCGCGAGGCCGCGATACGCGCCGACGAACGCGCGACGCGGCACGCCGGCGGCGATGAGGAGAAAAAGAAGTCGCTGGCCGACGCTCGATTGCGGCAAGCGATGGCCGAGGCCGAAGAGGCCGAGCTGAATCTCGCCGCGCGCCGCGGCTCGCTCGTGCCGCTCGACTTCATGCGCGAGGAATTCGGCCGGATCGCTCGAGCGTTGCGCGTCCGGCTGCTCTCCCTGCCGCAAGCATGGGCGCCGCGGCTCGGCGCCGCGCTAACGACGGTCGATCGTCAGATCATGCTACAAGACGCCGTAAATGAGCTGATGCCGACGCTTCGCGAGCTCGCCGAGGACGAGCAAAGCGACAAGCGAGACGCGACCGCGGCGTCGGCGTGACTGAGTTGCTCGAGCTCCCGCGTCGGCTCGCTCCCGAGGCGCTCGAGGCCTGGCGAACCGCTCGGCGTGAGATCGCATCGGCGGCGTTCGCGCCGCGGTCGATGCTCACGCTTTCGCAGTGGGCCGACGAGAAACGCTATCTCTCGGCCGACCTCGGCGAGCCGGGACCGTGGCGAACCGATCGCGTCCCGTATATGCGGCGGATCATGGACGCCGTTACGGATCCGCGCGTGCGTCGGGTCTCAGTGATCAAGCCGACCCGAATCGGCGCGACGCAATCGATCGTCCTCAACGCGATCGGCTACTACGTGGATCAAGAGCCGTCGCCGATTATCGTCGCGCTGCCGACGATCGATGACGCGAAGAAATTCTCGACGCAGCTGCTCGACCCGATGTTTCTCGACACGCCGTGTCTCGAGGGGAAGCTCGAGGCAGTCAAGCTGCGGCGCGGCCGCTCGACGATGTTGCAGAAGTCCTTCCCCGGCGGGACGGTTCAGATCATCGGCACGAAGTCGCCGCGCGCTATGCGTATGGTGCACGGTCGAATCATTCTCATGTCGGAGATCGACGCTTACGAGCTGTCGGCCGGCACCGAGGGCGATCCGACGAAGATCCTTCCGAAACGCGCCGGCGCCTACGGCAATCCGAAATTCGTCGAGGAGTCGTCGCCGCTGCTCTTCGACACGTCGCGGATCGAGCCGGCATTCGAAGCCGGGTCGATGGAATACTTCAACGTTCCGTGTCCGCACTGCGGCGAGTTGCAACGGCTCGAGTGGGGCGGTCGCGATGTTCGGTACGGCGTGAAGTGGGATAAGGACGATCCCGAGACCGCGCACTACGTTTGCCGGCTCTGCGGCGCTGTGATCGACGAATCGTTGAAATTCGGCATGATCGCGCGCGGGCAGTGGATCGCGACGCATCCAGGCCGGCGAGATCACCTATCGTTTCACCTGAATTCGCTCGTGTCGCCGTTCGACGGCGCGCGTTGGCCGGTCCTCGTGCGCGAATGGCTGGACACGAAGCGAAAGCCGGAACTGTTGCAAGTCTTCGTGAATACGGTTCTCGGCGAGACCTTCCGGCTCAAAGGCGAGTCGGTCGACGCGAACGATCTGATCAACCGACACGAGACCTACCCGGCTCAGGTCCCGGCCGGCGTCGGGAAGCTCGTCCGAACCGTCGACGTGCACGACGACCGGCTCGAAATGCTGATCGTCGGATTCGGCGAAGGCGAAGAGCTTTGGCCGATCGAACACGAGATCATCGAAGGCGATCCCGGGATCCCGTATCGCAAAATCGCCGATCCCGAGACGCCGTCGCCGTGGAACGAGCTCGCGACGATGCTCGATCGCGAATACGTGCACGAAGGCGGCGCGAAGATCACGCCGGCGATCACCGGGATCGACCTCGGCGGACACCATACCAAAAACGTCTATGGGTTCGCGCGCGAATTCGCCTCGAGGCGCGTCTTCGCGTTGCAGGGGAGCAACCTCGGCGCCGGCGTGCCGCTCGTCTCGAAAAAGAAATACTCGAATACCGGCAAGGCCTTTTTCTACACGCTCGGCGTTTTCACGGCGAAAGAGGCGATCGTCGCGCGGCTCAAAAAGCTGACGGATCCCGGCCCGGGCTGCATCCACATTCCCGATTGGATGGACCGCGAGCATATCGAGCAGCTGACGGCCGAAGAGCTCGTGACGAAGCGGGAAGGCGGCAAGGTCGAACGCGTGTGGCAGAAACGCCGCGAGCGAAACGAATTCCTCGATCTCACCGTCTACGCGTTTTGCATGTTGCACGCGCTCGGGATTGGCGTCGTGCGAATGCTCGGCGATTCGGCAAAAGACCTGCTCGCCGAGGGCGCGAAGGCGAAGGCGGAAACCGAGGCCGCGGAAAGAGCAGATCCCTCGGCCGACTCGCCGGCGCCGGATCCGGAACCGACCGAGGACCGCGGGCCGTACGGGCTTCGCGAGCGTCGAAATCCCGGCGGTTGGTCGCGCCGCTACTGATCTCGGCGGCATTTCTGCCGATCTTGCGCGTTTCTGCCGCTATTGCAGTGGCGAACGGACCGATATTATCATGATCAAGACATAGTTCGGCGGCAGTTCTCGCCGATTGGGGCATGAGCCCGCGAACCAGCAATGAGCTGGCGTCGCGGGCTTTTTCGTTTTCTAGGGGTTCGGTTGAGCCTTCCGATCCATTCATGCGAGCCGGTTCGGTTTGTCGCGGGCGATTCGTTGGTCTGGAATCGCTCGCTCTCGAGCTTTTCGCCGGCCGACGGTTGGGTTCTACACTACCGAATCATCGGCCCGTATCAGCTCGCGAGCGATCCGAGCGTCGCGGTCGTCAATGGCGCCTGGCAAGTAACGCTCGCCGCAGCCGCGACGGCGACGGACACGTTCATTCCCGGGACGTATCGCCTGATCGGTTGGGTCGACGGCGTCAATTCCGAGCGTCACGCGATCTACGACGGCGATATCGAGATCACGCCAAACTTTGCGACGATCCAGTACGCCGACACGATCGATCACATCGATCGAATGATCGAAGCGTGCGAAGCGGCGCTCGAGGGGCAGTTATCCGCGAACGTCCAGCGATACGGCCGCGAGGGCGCCTTCGTCGAGCGGCTCGCGTTCAAGGACATTCTTTCGACGCTCGGGATCTACAAGGCGAAGCGGCATCGGCGCGACAGTGACGGCCGCTCGGCCTTCGTCACGCACGGCGTTGCGTTCCGCGGCGACAGCGGAATCAATCAGGCCGCGGCGCTCTCGACGCCGGGATTCGACCAATGAGCGGCGGCGACCTGAAAATCAGGATTCGCGTCGACGCCGGCGCCGCGCTGCGATCGCTCGCGCAGCTAACGCGCGCGCTCGAGCTCATCGCCGCGACCCGTCGCGCGTTGCCTGAAATTGCGACCGCGACGGCGTTTATCACCGGTTGGCTCTTGATTACGAAAGGCGTCGCCGATCTCACGCGGCCGGCCGTGTGGCCGATCTCGATCGGTCTGCTCTTCATGTCGCTTTGCGGCTGGCGGCTGATTCGAACGGTCTTCACGGCCGGCTTATACGCGCTGAGTCAACGCGCGAAGGATGAGCCGAAGTGATCGGCGCCATTCGAGCGGCTGCTCGCGAGACGATGCGACCCCGATCGTCCGGTCGGTCGAGCATTTTCGAAGGCCAGTCGGTCGGCCGGCTTTATGATGATTGGGACGCGTGGACGCTATCGCCGGAATTCGAAACGCGTTACGCGTTCCGTCTGACTCGAGCGCGCGCGCGATGGGTCGCGCGGAATAACGAGCTATGCGTCGGATTCCTCGACGAGCTGGCGAACAACGTCGTCGGCGCGAACGGGATTCGCTTGCACGCGCAAATCAAAAACGCGCTCGGCAAGCCGGCGAAGGCCACGAATCAGGAGATCGAACGCGCGTGGGAAGAGTGGTCGCTTCCCGAATACGCGAGCGCCGACGGTCACGATAGTTGGGTCGAGTTGCAACGACAGACGATCCAGGGAATCGCGACCGACGGAGAGGTTTTCATTCGTCGAATCAAGGGATTCCCGAGCAAGTTCGGCTATGCGTTGCAACTGGTCGACCCTGACCTCGTCGACGAGAGTTATAACGTCGCTCGGCTCGACAATGGCAACCGAATTGTCATGGGCGTCGAGGTCGACCGATGGAATCGCCCGGTCGCCTATCACGTCTGGAATCGGTACGCCGAGGACATGAACGGCATCGAGCGAAAGCGCGAGCCGATCTCGGCGGACGATATGCTGCATTTGTTCGTCCGGTGGCATCGGTCGAACATTCCTCGCGGAATTTCGTGGTTTGCGCCGGTCCTCGGCACGATCCGACATGCGAACGAATACGAGTTTAATCATCTCGTCGGTTCGCGCGCGGCCGCGTCGAAAATGGCGTTTATCCTGAACAAGCAGCCGCAGGCGATCGAGAATTTCGAACCGCCGAAGAAAGGCGAAAAGCCGCGCTATTGGGAAGTCGAGCCGGCGACGATAGCCGAGCTCTATCCCGGGCAAGAGCTCGCCGAGTGGGACCCGGCGTTTCCAAACGTTCAGTATGGCGATTTCATAATGGCGATCGATCGCAAGGTCGCGCGCGGACTGAAAACGTCATACATGACGCTCACCGGCGACCTGCGACAGGCGAATTACAGCTCGCAGCGCGCCGGCCTGATTCCCGAGCGCGATCGCTGGCGCGGTCTTCAAACGTGGGACGCGACGCACGGTCACCGAGTGATCTATAACGACTGGATCGATTCGGCGACGCTCTTCGGCGCGGTAGCGGTCGACTCGCGTCTCGGCTCGGATTTCCGCGCCGTCGCCTGGCACGGTCGCGGCTGGAAATGGGTCGATCCGAAAAACGATCTCGAGGCGGCGAAGCTCGAGATCGACCTCGGCCTCAACTCGCGGACGAACCTTCACGCCGACCGCGGCACCGATTACGAAGACACCGTCGACGATCTCGCGGACGAAGAGACATACGCCGAAGAGAAAGACGTCGACGTGTCCGGAAATCAAATGTCGGGCGTGTCGCCGGCGACGGTCAGTCCCGAAGGCGTCAGCGACGAGGGCAACCCAAACCAGGGCGGCGAAGATAAGGCCGCTCGTCACCTGGCGGCGGTCTGATGACGACACCGACGATTACGCGCGTCAAGTTGCCGGCGCTCCGAAAGGCGATCGCCGCAACGCCGTGGGCGATCGAGCCGAAGTCGGGCGAGCGATTGCTCGAATACGTCGAAATGCGCGCGAACGGGCTGATCTCGAAAGAGGCCTCGCCGTTCGTCGCGCACGGCGTCGCGAGTGCCGAGCGCAAGGCGGCCGCGTCTCGGCCGATCACGAAGAGCGGCGGCGCGATCGCCGTGCTACCGCTGTACGGCGTGATC